GTCTCATACAAGTACTGGTATTATAAGAAATAATGTTACTATTAATACATCGGGAACTTTAACAGTAAGTGGAAATATTTATTATGATACAGGTACATTAACTTATACATCAGGTACGGTAACAACAACAGGAAGTACATTAAATATTGCAGCTTCTACTACATTAAATACCATTGGTTTAAATTGGAATAATATAACAACAACTGGAGGTACACAAACTTTATCAAGTAATTTATATTGTCAAAATTTATCTATACTTTCTACGTTTAATAATAGTGGTGGTGATGTTTATATACTGGGTAATTTAACCGTTACTGGAAATGTAACAATAACTGGTACAGCTACTATTAACTTAATAGGAACAGGTACATGGAGTGGTAATAACTACCTAAATCATAACATAAATTTTGACATGGGATTGGGTACATTAACTATATCTGGAACTGTTAGACCAGGATATGTTTCTGGCTCAACAACAACAACGTATAAAAGTGGCTCTATTAAAAATAATGGTAGTATTTTGATAGGTGGAACTCAAACATTTTTAAACTTTAATAAAGTACCATTAACAGGTATATTAATTGGTGGCGGTGTTACTTTAACAATGAATGAATTTTTTACTGGAACACCAAGCATACCTTGTAAAATAAATTCTAATTCCGCAGGTAATACATATACAATAGCTTTCCAAGACAACTTTGAAAAGATAGCTAAATTTGTTAATATAACAGGTTGTATATTATCAAGACCCCTTCAATTACTTTGTTTAACAAATAATAGGACTCCAGGTACAACTAATAGGCTTAATACAGGTATTAGATATATAAACCAATCACCTAATGGAATAGCTAAAAATAAGCCTAGTGTTCAAACACCACAAATGGTAGGAGGACTAGTTTCAGATCCTTGTTTCGTATAATTACATTCTTTGTAATATTTATAAGAAAAACATTCCATGAATATCCCTATATATCCAGGTAGCTCATCATTTTTTCCGGGAAATACCCCCTTTGGATTTTATGACAACGATTACCAATTTCAAATTGATGCTGATAAAGTAACTACTTTTTGCGCTAGAAGATTAGGATATCCTATTATGGATGTTGAATTACAAGATTTAAACTTCTATGCTGCTTTTGAAGAAGCAATTACAACATATGGAAATGAATTATATGCATTTCAAGTAAGAGATAATTTATTAAATGTAATTGGTGCTCCAACTTCATCAAATATGAATCATGCTATTGTTACTCCAACTTTAGCTAATATAATTAGACTTTCCCAACAATATGCTGAAGAAGCAGGAACAGGTGGAAATTTAAACTGGTACAGTGGTTCATTTACTACAACATCTAGTATTCAAGATTACGATCTTAATCAATGGGCTATTGAAAATAACATAACAGGAGGAATAGAAATAAAAAGAATATTTTGGCAACCAATTCCTGCTGTTAACCAAGTTTATAATATAAACATATTCTCAGGATTAGGAGGCGTACCAGCACTTGGTACTTATGGATTATTTGGTTCAACAGGATTTTTAATGTATCCTACAAGCTTATTAATTCAAACAGCCCAAGCAGTTGAAATGCAAAATCAAGTTTCTTTATCTGATTATTCATTTGAACTTATAAATAATAAATTAAGAATATTTCCTATTCCTTTTAGCACAGGAGACAAAATATGGTTTCAGTATATAAATGTTGAAGAAAGAGTAAATAGTGTTATTGGATCAGCTCCTGGCTCTGTAACAAATGTTTCAAATGCTAATTTTGGTAATCCAACATATTCTCAAATTAATTCTATTGGTAGACAATGGATATTTGAGTATACATTAGCTTTATGTAAAGAAATGTTAGGATATGTTCGTGGAAAATACTCTAATGTTCCTATTCCAAACAGAGAAATTACTTTAAATCAATCAGATTTAATTACTGCTGCAACAACTGAAAAAGCGTTTTTAAAAGAAAAATTAAGATTATACTTAGATGAAACTTCAAAGCAATCATTACTTGAAAGAAAAACAAAAGAAAGTGATTCAACAATGAATGAACTAGGAAAATCACCAATGACAATTTTTATAGGATAAAACAATGGCACTATTTGGATCTTCAAGAGATGTTTCATTTATAAGAAAAATGAATAGAGAGTTGATGGGAAACATCATCTCTCAGGAATGTGCTTTTTATAAACTTCAATTAGCAGAAACTAAAGTTAACATGTATGGAGAAGCATCTAATGGAAAATTTTATAATGGTCCAGTTTTATTGAATGCTCTTATAACTGTAGAAGGAAGCACTAGTCCAACTAATGATTTTGGTGTTAACTTTGATTGGCCTGTTAATTTTGCATTTTTAAGAGATGATCTAATAGATATAAATTTGGTACCTGAAGTAGGAGATGTTATATTATACCAAGAAACTTATTGGGAAATAGATAACACAAATGCTAGACAATTCTGGGTAGGTAAAGACCCAGCTTATCCTTATAACAGTGATAATGGTACTAACCCTCTTAATCCTGGATTAGATCAATTTGGATACAATGTTAGTATAATTTGTGATTGTCATTATGTTCCAGCAGATCGTGTGAACCTGCAAAGAACTAGACTTTTATAATATTTAAATATAAAAATAATGGCTAAAAATAGTAGAACACCAATCCCTAAAACTCAAAAAGAACTTAGTATTGAACAGCATAAAGCGTTTGATGCTGAGGTGGGAAATCCTAACTATACTAATAATATAAATAGAGGAAATCAAATTTCATTTAAAGGTGATTCTACAAAACCTTTTTCAATAGGAATTCAAGATATTGATGAAGCTGTTTTTTATTACTTTAAAAATGTAATTAAACCATTTGTTATACAAAATGGAGAAAGAATAGAAGTTCCTGTAATTTATGGTTCACCTGAAAAATGGAAATCTGTTCAAAAAGATGGATATTATAGAGATTCTCAAGGTAGAATCATGCTACCTATCATCATGTTTAAAAGAGAAAGTATTGATAAAGTAAGAACAATTGCAAATAAATTAGATGCAAACAATCCTCACAATATATCAATACAAAGAAAAAAATATAGTCCTAAAAATTCTTACGACAACTTTAGTGTATTAAATAATGTTAAACCCCAAGGAGTAAACTATGCAGTTGTAGTCCCAGACTACATTACTTTAACTTACACTTGTGCTATTAACACTTATTACATGGATCAATTAAATAAAATCATTGAAGCAATTGAATACGCTTCTGATTCATATTGGGGTGATCCTTCAAGATATCAGTTTAGAGCGATGATTGATTCGTTTACTACTAAAACTGAACTATCAGATAAAGAAGAAAGAACAGTTAATAGTACTTTTAGTATTAAATTAAATGGATATATTATTCCTGATGTAATCCAAAAAGATATGACTGCATTAAAGAAAATTCCTGATGTAGTTAAAGTAATAGTAAATGAACAAATAGAAGGAGAATCAAATAGAGTATATTTCCCCCCACAACAAACTTTCAGATCTTTTGATGATTCATTTGATGATTCATTTGGTTAAAATATTTATAATAAAATGGCAATAAAAGATAAATCAGCTTTAACTAGCACTCTTAACTCTAATATTACTGATCCGTTAAACAAACAAAATACGGCAGCTAGAGTAAGAGAAATTATTCAAGACACAATTGATAGTCTTGCTGACATTACTGGATCTAATACATTTAATGGAGATCAAGTTATTTTAGGAACTTTAAATCAAGGTTTCAACACAATAACTTCAGGTTCATATTCACACGCTGAAGGTTTAAGTACTATATCTTCTGGTTCTCATTCCCATGCAGAAGGATTTGGTAATATAACATATGGAGAACATTCCCATGCAGAAGGTAGAAGTAATCAAACAATAGGACGAGGATCACACGCTGAAGGTGGTGGAACTACAACTGTAGGAGAATATTCACACGCTGAAGGTTTAAGTACAATATCTTCAGGCTCTTACCAACACACCTCAGGTCAATTTAATACTCAAGGAGACGATACCTCATTACTTATTATAGGTAATGGAATAGATTATGCTAATAGATCAGATGCGTTCAAAGTAAGAATGTCTGGTTCAATTATCTTACCAGTAACATCTTCAAATATCCCATCATGGACAGGAACTCAAGGTGAAATGATATTTGGAGATGATGGATCAGGAAATTTTGTAATTTGGGCATATTTAGGTGGACAATGGAGATCAGGTTCATTATATTAATAAAAAATAAAATCTATGACAACAAAAGTTTTAACACAAGAAGAAATCCAATCACTAAAATCGTTGCAAGAAAAACGGTTACAATTAACTGAACAATTCGGTATTGTTGAATTAAGAATTCAAGAACTTGAATTACAAAAAAACCTTCTTAAAGAGGAATTAAAAAAACTTCGCCAAGAAGAAATTAAAACAGGCGAAATACTACAGCAAAAATATGGTAATGGAACCATCAATCTTGAAAAAGGAGAGTTTGTAGATAATTAATGTTTTAGATAATTCTACCATATTTATAATAAAATTAAATAAATAACATGGCAGAAATTTTAATATCCCCAGGCGTTTTAGCAAGAGAAAACGATTCGTCTTTTGTATCTAAAAGACCAGTTACTGTAGGAGCAGCAATTATTGGACCAACAGTAAAGGGTCCTGTTGAAATTCCAACAGTAGTAACTACTTATAATGAATATGTTAATAAATTTGGCACCACTTTTGTAAGTGGAGGAGCTAATGATAGTCAAACATATTCATATTTTACATCTATTGCAGCCTATAACTACTTCGTAAATGGTGGTCAATCATTATTAGTAGCTAGAGTGGTAAACACAAGTTCAGGAGCTTATACCCCTGCTACCAGCTCAGCTATATTAAACACTGGTTCATCTGAAGTATTTATTTTAGAAACTTTTTCTGAAGGTATAATCATGAATAGTGATAGTACCGAAGTTAGTGGTGCTTTAGATAGTGGATCATCAGATAACGTTAGATGGCAAATTGTAAATTCTAATAGTTCTTTAGGAACATTTGATGTACTTATTAGAAGAGGAAATGATAATGCATTGCAACCAGTAATATTAGAACAATTTACAGGTTGTAGTTTAGATCCAAATGCAAGCAATTATATTGCTCGAGTAATTGGTGATGAAAGACAAGTACTTGATACAACTGTAACTCCACCTCAAATTTATTTGAGTGGTTCTTATCCTAATAAATCAAATTATGTTAGAGTATCTCAAGTTTTAGTTACAACTCCTAATTATTTTGATAATAATGGATTTCCAAAAGCTCAATATACTACTTCTCTTCCTGTAAATGCAAATGGTGCTTTTGGTGGCGCTACAGGTGATGTTATGGGTGGTGCTAATTTTTATGAAAAAATTAATGAAGCTACAAACTCACAAGGTGTAGTAGGAACAGATTATGACAATATGATTTCTTTATTAGATAATAAAGACGATTATCAATTTAATGTATTATTAACTCCTGGTTTATACGACCAAGGAAATTTTACAGGTCAAATATCTTCAATTGTAACTAACACTCAAGATCGCGGAGATAGTATTTTTATACTTGATGGAGTAGCTTTCAATAAAGGAGTAGCAGATGCAGTATCTGCAGCAGCTACAAGAAATACTTCATACGCAGCTTCATATTGGCCTTGGTGTCAAATAGTTGATCCAGGAACAGGAAATTTAGTTTGGGTTCCAGCTTCAACAGTAATAGCTGGTGTTTATGCTTACAACGATTCAGTATCTGAACCTTGGTTTGCTCCTGCAGGTATTAATAGAGGTGGATTATCACAAGTAGTAAGAGCAGAAAAGAAATTATCTCAATCTCAACGTGATACTTTATATAATGGTAAAGTAAATCCAATTGCTACATTCCCTGGA